CATCAATACAGGCGTGGATAAGGTCTGAAGAGTTGGCGATATATACGGCCTTTTCCATGGCGGCGATGTGGATGGGCGAAACTCTACCTGATGATTTCAAGGCTGATATTTACAATGACTTCGGTGTGAGCATCAGGGCTACGGCTGATATTGAGGCCCTGCTCAAAATGAGACAAGCAGGTGAGATCGACAGAGAAACATTCCTGCGAGAAGTTAAGAGGCGGGCGGTGCTGTCTGAATCCGTTGATGTCGATGATGTTATCGCAAAAGTCGAAGCTGAAGGGCCGAACTTTTCGTTGGCTGGGTTTGGAGCGGGGGCGTAGAATGAAAACAACGAAGAAACAATTTGAGCAGTTTCAGGCCGAGTTTTTGAAGTGGGTCGATAAGTTTGGGCTAAAGCAATACAAGATATACTTTGATCATGCCAAGCTCAATGACAATTACGCTGAAATACACACTGAACAAATAGCTAAACATGCTCGCGTCAAGATGTGCAAAGACGCTGACGATAGCTTCGATCCAGCCAGTAGCGCAAAACACGAAGCAATCCATCTGCTGTTGGCTAAGCTGTCGTATATGGCAGAATGCCGTTTCTTATCCAATAGTGAAGTTTCCGACGAAGAAGAAAGCATTGTTCGCATACTCGAAAAGGTCTTAAATGATTGAACCTGTAAATGACAAGGTGTTGTCGCAAGCAATTCGCCACTCGATTGATATGGAGCGGCTGAAAACGGCAGAGGTGCATGAACTTGTCGGGTTCTTCAATAAAGAGGTCGAACCGGATTTAATGGCGAAGATTGAGAAGCATCTTGGCAAAGGTACGGTCACGGAGAAACGGCTCAAGGAATTAGCGAAGGCGAATAAAGCTGTTGTAGCGGCTGGCTATCAGCAGATGGAGGATGACTTCACTGAATCACTGAAAGATATAGGCGTTACCGAGGCCGAATGGAATGCGGCTATGCTGGCAAAAACAGTGCCTATCGCCATAGATTTTAGGACACCACATTTGGGTGTGTTGAAGGGGGCGATTGCAAAAACGCCGGTTCATGGCAAGCTGTTGAAAGATTGGTTTAAAAGCACAGGCGAGCAGACTTCGGCCCGTGTGATGCAGCAGGTCAATATCGGTATGGCACAAGGCGAAAGCATAGACAAGATCGTTCGGAGAATTAAGGGGACGCAAGCGGCGAAATACTCCGATGGGATTCTACAGGAAAGCAGGCGGAATATCGCGGCTATAGTGAGAACCGCGATTGCGCAAACAGCAAACTTCTCCAGAGAAGAAGTGTATAAAGCCAACGCGGACGTGATTAAGGGCGTGCAGATGGTTGCTACGCTCGACAGTCGAACAACGGACATCTGTATGGCTATAGATGGTAAGGTTTTTGGTGTTGGCGAAGGCCCCCGTCCTCCATTCCACTGGCAATGCCGGACAATGACTGTCCCTGTTTTGAGATCATGGAAAGAACTTGGAATTAACCTTAAAGAAGCTCCTGTAGGGACGCGGGCGTCGATGAATGAGCAAGTACCTGCTAAAACCACTTATCCTGCGTGGCTCAAAACGCAGTCGGTCGAAGTGCAAAACGATGCTTTAGGCCCGGTTCGCGCTCGACTTTTCAGACAGGGCAAGGTCAAAATAGACCGCTTTGTAAAAGACGGGCGGACATTAACATTGCGAGAACTGCGAAAAAGAGAAGGGCTTTCTGTGAGTGATATTGCGGTTAAGGTAGCTAAGAAAAAGGCAAGTTAATTAAAAACTGAATACTGAGCGGGTTTTTTTCTCGATCGACGGATTGAGGGGAAACGCAAGAATAAAAAAGACAGTCGGTAAGGACTTACCTCTTTGCTGGTTGTCTTTTTTTATTGCCCGCAATTGAGAATAACGCGGGTGCGTTGCCCGCATAAAAAGTGAATAGGACGGGAAGTCCGGGGACTGGGTGTCCCTTGTATGAATGGCGGGAAGCCGAAAGGAAGTGTGTCACATGTTGCAGGCAATAGTTAAAGAAGACGTGTACGGTGGTTTGTCGGATGAACTGAAGAAAGAGTACAAAAAGCAGGATGACGGGACGTATCTGCTTGATGTAACTCCGGTTGGGGACGTTGCCCTTGAGAATGTTAAAGGGCTAAAGTCTTCAGTTTCCGCGGCAAGGGCTGAGCGAGATAAAGCACAGCAGGAACTCAAAGCCTTTGAGGGCCTCGATGTAATCAAGGCGCGGGATGCGATCCAGAAGGTCGAAGATATGGCGAATTGGAAGCCTGATGATAAAGTCAAAGAGCAGATCGAGGCCATCAAAAAGCAACTCACTGATAAGCATCTGGGCGAGATCGGCAAGAAGGATGAAGCCGTTAGTTCGATGACAAAGCAACTCGAAAAGATGATGATCGAGGCCAATGCGGCTACGGCCATCGCAGAGGCTAAAGGTTCCGCAAAATTGCTTTTGCCACACGTCAAAAACGCAACTCGAATGAAGCAAACAGACAAGGGTGAATTTGTTGTTGAGGTTATCGATACTGACGGGAATGTCAGACTCAGCCCAGCAACTGGTTCGACCGCACCAATGAGCATTGCCGAGTTGGTTGCCGAGATGAAGACACAAGATTCTTTCGCACCGGCATTTGAAGGTAGCGGAGCTTCAGGTAGCGGGGCAACGGGAAGCAATACCAGGGTCGTTAATGGATCGCATGTTATCTCTGCTGTTGACGCCAGAAACCCTGCAAAATACCGCTCAGCTAAGGAAGCGGCAACCAAAGCTGGCACAACGCTACAAATATCAGAAACGTAAAATTCTATTTTAAAGGGCAAGAAAAATGGTAAATGTATTAGGTATCTACAATCCGGTTTTTTACGCTCAAGAAGCCTTGATCCAACTCGAAAAGGCTCTTGGGATAGCAGGTCGTATCCATCGCGGATACGATGACGAGCGGAGGACGTTCGGAAAAGGACAGACAGTTAGTATCCGCAGACCCTCCGTATTTGAAGCGAAGTCTGCTCCGAGCGCTGCTCAAAATATAGCAACCAGCTACGTTGATATAACGCTGGACCAGTGGAAAGAAGTAAAGTTCGCTCTTACCGATAAAGAGTTGGCTTACACTGGGGAGAAAATCATCAATGAGCATATTCAGCCAGCGGCCTATGCTTTGGCTGATTATATCGACCAGGACTTGGCGAGCCTCTACAAGTATGTGCCGTGGTATTACGACCTGTCGGGCACACCGGTCGTAGCGGACGTTACTGGGCCTCACAAAGTAATGTTTGATAATAAGGTTCCGGTTTATGACGATGCGAACATGCACTATATGATGAATGGTGAGTTATCTCATTCACTTATGGGGCTTGCTGCGTTCAGCCAGTATCAAGGTGCGGGCGATGCGGGTGTGCAAACGCAACAGAGAGGTACGCTCGGCAGGAAATACGGCATGGAGTGCTTTGCGAACCAGAACACTCCGTCGCATGTTGCAGGAGCGTGTGCAGACGGTGCCGGGGCTATTCTTGCCGGTGGTTTCCTTGCGGGTGTCTCCACAATCAGTATTGACGACTTGACAAACACTCAGACTGTCAAAGCGGGTGACTCTTTTGTGATTGCTGGCAACTCGCAGCGATATGTATTTACAGAAGATGGAACCGTTGCCACAAATGCGTTGACTGGCATTGGTATTTATCCGGCATTAGTTGTGGATGCTGCTGCCGACGCTGTTGTTACAATTCGCGTCGATTCTCATGTGTCAAATCTCGCATTCCATCGCAATTTTGCTGCACTGGCAATGGCACCGCTGTCTGAAATAGGCAACGAGCTTGGTGCTAAGATCGCAACGATTACAGACCCGATAAGCGGGCTGTCAATCCGATCTCGCCTGTACTACGTGGGCAACTCCTCGGAGGTACATGTTGCCTTGGACATCCTGTTCGGCAAGCAGATTCTTGATGGCAACTTAGCGTGCAGGGCTTGCGGATAACAAAGAAAATTAACTGATGCCCACTCGTATTATTAGCGAGTGGGCATCTTGAAAAACTCGAAAGTGAGGATATTAAAATGGCAGTTATTCCAACAGTCGAATTGGTGGGGCCAGCCGGTCGTCGAATCGTCAATGCCTGCGATGAACAACAGTGGCGAGCTAAAGGCTACAAACTCATTGGCGAGAAAGCCAAAACCGAAAAGTCTCTTTGCGATAACGATGCCGACGGTCTTTTCGGCATGGAGAACAGAGAACTTCGGGAGCTTGCGGAGGCTTGTGGAATCGACCTTGGCGGAGCTACGAAGAAAAGCGACCTTGTTGCGGCTATTCGCAAAGCTCGTGCCGAAAAAGCGAAAAAAGAAAACGAAGATAAAGGCGGCGAGGAGTAAGCGATGGCTTTCGTAGTCGAAACAGGTGCTGGGTTGTCGAACGCTAATAGCTACTTGTCGGTAGCGGATGCGGATTCTTATCACACGGATCATAGCGGTTCGAGTGATTGGAGCGGAGCATCCGAGGCTGACAAGCAAAAGGCTTTGCGTTTAGCGACCCAGTATCTTGACATAACATATCGGGGTCGCTGGCGAGGGGCTAAGGACAGCAGTACACAAGCTCTTGCGTGGCCGAGAAGTTATGCGGTCGATGATGATGGATACTTAATTGACTGCGATAGTTTACCGCAACAACTCGAAGATGCGTGCGCTGAGCTTGCGTTAAAAGTCATTGAAGGCGATACGTTGATTGAGGACTTCGACGAGCCTGGCACGGTTCGCAGTGAGTCGGTCAAGATCGGGCCTATCGAGGAGAGCAAAGAGTACATGGGCGGTAAAGCTCCGGCTAAGCAATACACAATAGTTGGGCGGTTAATCCGCTCGCTGATTGAGTCCAGCGACAGAGTATCGAGAGGATAAAAAACTATGGTGAAAGATATTGAATATGGCTGGAAGACAAGTCTGAGGGCATGGCCTAAAGATGAAGACCCAGCCAAACTTGAGATCGAAGTGACTTTGAAATTTGACGAATTTCCGCGTCGTCATTTCGGGCAGATATATGAAGTGTCCAATCCACCGACGGCGGCGGAAATCAATGATGTCAAGGCCCAAATGCAGAGCGAGGTAAGCACGAGAGCGGCGGAAGTAGCAGACAATGACGAGGCCACGAAATTGGTGACTTCACTGTTTGAATCAGCGATGACAGGTACAGTAAAAGTGACCAAGACTAAGAAAGAAGGGTAGCATGGGCAAGGGTTGGCATAGTCCTGATGGTAACGGTGGCGACGCAGGCTGGAGTTTATTAGTTAAAGCCTATGACGGCAGTGTTGGTACGGAAGCTTACACCCAGAAAACCGCCGCTTGGGGGACATGGTCGTTTAGCACACCTGTTGCGGACGTGGATGTGATTGGTATCTATTGCCGAGGCTTTACCGGCTATCCCGTAGCGGCATGGAATCCGAATATCGTTATCGAACTGTACTACAACGGCGGCTGGCATGAGGTCTGGTCGGGGGTAGTGACTAAATCGCAGTGGAAATATATTATTATTGAACGATTGGCGTATGCTGTTTCGGAGGCGAGAACAAAATGTCTGACGGCGATTGGAGGAAGCAAATTCTTTTTGGTCGGCGAGATTAAGATTGGC